ATGGACCCCAACGATGGCGACCCCGCGCTGCTGCGCAAGCGCCTGCAGCGCGCCGTAGATGCGGGTGTCGGTTTCGTAGGCGTTCTCGCCCCGGCGCCCGCCGCCCTTCACGCGGCCGATGGTGTCAATGATGATCAGGCGGGTATCGGGGTTCCTGTCCAGCCAGTCCTCGATCTGCATCAGCAGCGTACCGTGGTCGCCCAGCATGTCCGCGCGGTGTGCGATGCAGAGCTTCTCGGGCCATTCGCCGGGCAGGAGGATGCTCATGCGCTTTTTTACGCGGCTCTCCCCGGATTCCAGATCCAGGCAAAGCGCCCTGCCCTGCTTCGTGCGCCGCCCGAGGAACGTCCCGCCCGTAGCCACGGCAATGGCGAGAGCAAGGACCAGCCATGACTTGCCGCGCTTCGGCGCCCCGGCGAGCAGGGAGAACCCTGCCGGCAGCAGGCCGTCCACGATGACGGGGATGGGCCTGATGTCCTTTGTGCGCAATTCCCGCGCCGTGTACGCCGCAATGGGCTGGAACGCTGGCCGGGGCGGCTCCGGCGGCGGCAGGCCCGCCGCCTCGTGGATCGTGAACGCCGCCTCGGCGTCGCGCTTCTCCTGCGCTTTCCGCGCGGCGCGCGCCGCAAGATCGTCCTCCAGTACGGCCTGCGCGGCGCGCTGCACGTTCGGACTTTCCGCGAGGAATTTATCCAGCAGGGCATTGGCCTCGGCCTTATCCATACGGCGCGCCTCCTTCGTCGAGTAATTCAAGTTTTTGGGGTAAATCGTAGCCCTCCAGCGCGGAGAGCCGCTCCTCCGCGAGCGAGCGCACGCGAAGCGCCGCGATAAATGTCGGGTTATCCCAGTTGGCTGTGTTCGTGGCGTGCAGCCGATCAAGCGCCGCCTGGGCGCGCCATTTTTCGTCGCACGCCGCGCCCCACGCCTGATTAAACCGGATCTCCGCGGCGCGCTCGGCGTGCCTGCGTCCGGCGCGCGGCGGGGGAGGGACGGCGCGCGGGGACTCGTCCACCGGAATGCCGAAGGCCGCGGCAAGCATGCGCGCGGCCTCCGCGGGCTCGGCCCGGTACAGCCCGGCGTACAGCGATACGGCGTCGCCGCCCCGGTGGCAGCCAAAACAATACCAGCCGCCGGTATCGCCGTAGAACTTCAGGGACGGCGTCTTTTCGCCGTGCAGTGGGCAGCAGCACCAGTAGGCGCCGCTGCGCCGCACCAGGGGGATGCCGGCGCGCTCTGCGGCGTCCGCCGCGGGAATGTGCCGGACGGCATCAAACAGGGCAGACATAACCGCTGTCCGCCGCGCGCTGTTCCGCCTCCACAATCAGGTCGATTACATGCTTCACGGCTTCCTCCGAAACGGCGCGCGACGCAAGGGTGCCGTCCATCCAGGCGGTCCACCCGCAGTCGTCCCGCCGGATTTCATATCCCCTGTACATCACAGCTGCATCCCCTCCGGGTACTTTGTCATGAGCGGGCGGTAGTCCACATCCAGCTCCCGTCCGGACTTATGGCAGTTCGGACAGACCATCATCGGAATCACATTGTCGTGGAAGTTCCGGTCGTCGTAGCCGCGCCGGCGGACGATGTGTCCGCAGTTTTCGCACTCGAAGTACGCCTCAAAGTCCCGCCGGTGCTGGTAGATGATGCGCTTGATTTTCATGCCGGGCCTCCTTTATAATCCCGGGGCGGCGCGCACCGCCCCGGCATCTCTTTGGTTCAGAACACGTCCTCATCCGCCGCCATCGCATCGGCGACCGGCGTCACGCCCACGAAGGACTGACCATACCTGCGCAGCGATTCGGCGGTTTCCGGCGCCAGCGCGCCGATGGCCTCGAACGCCGGCACGGCGTAGGTTGTGCCGGATGCGCTGGTCGCCGGGTTCAGGGTAATGCGCGTGACGACCTGATGCGGCCGACGCATCGGGTTTGAGCGGTCCCTGGGGATCAAGAGCCCCTGCAGGTAGGACTTCAGCGGCTTAACGCCGGTGGGTGGGATCTTCACCATGGTGGGCAGAATCTCGCCCTCGCGCAGCAGGTACAGCATGAACGCGTTCTTACAGGCCTTCCCGCGGCTGGGCGTGCCGTCCTCCCGCAGGCCCGACCCGAACTGATTGTACGGGCAGGTCGCACAGGGAACCATCTCGCCCCCGTCGGTGGTGATCCCGGTCACGCCGTCGCGGCTGGAGCAATCCGGCCGCGTGCCGGGCGCGGGCGTCGGGTTTGAATAGTAGGCATAGGCGGGGTGGTGCAGGACGATCACGCCCTCCAGCTCCTCGACCATCGCCGGGCGCTGGTCGTCGGCCGTGGCCTTGACCGGCCAGGCCAGCACGCCGCCGGATGGGACGTGGGTGCGCGGCAGGTCCAGCGCACCCATTACGCCGATCTCCTCTTTGATCGCCTGCGCAAGCTCCGCAACGGCGTCCGGAGAGATTGCGTAGCTGTCAAGCACCGCCAGCGCGGTGGATTTCGTCGCCATTTGTGTAAACCTCCCTTAGTAGATTACGTTCAGATCGAACGAGTCCGCACCCTCGGCCGGCGCTTCCAGATCACCCCGCGCGACGCCCTGCAGCCAGCCGGCAATGCGCCCCATCGCCTCGACCCGCCACGGCGCCGTGCGCCAGCGCGTCCAGGCTGGCAAGGCTGGTGTTTGTCATGGGGATTCCTCCTTATTCTTTGTTGAGCTCAATATTGAGCGGCCTACGATGCGCTCTCCTTCCACCGTTTGAAATCCCGCACCTGCAGAGCGACCTTCTCATAGGGCTGCAGCAGCGCGTCAAAGGGCTCCGCCAGCAGCCCGCCGTTCTGCTCGGCCAGGTCGCGGGCAAACTTGTTCAGCGTCGCGGCGGGCACCGAGAACATGTACTCCATGCCCTGCGCGCGCAGCACGGCGTACAGCGCGTCCTTCTTCTCCGCCGGGCAGGAATACTGCGCCTTGCGGATCGCGGAGATGCCCACGCCGTCGTCGGTCTTGAAGCCGGTGACGCCCGCGGTCACCATCGCATCGACCAGCGCTTCCTCGGCCGCATCCTTCTCCGCGTTCGCGTCCTTCAGCGCGTCGTTCAGTTCGTCCACACGCGCCCGCGCTGCCAGGTAGCGGTCGGAGAAACCCGAAAGATTGATTTCCATCGTCACCCTCCTTCAAAAATTCGCTTCCATTGATCATCCACCAGCGACACGGCCATGTCCTGCTTGGCCTCCAGAGCGGCCAGAACATGCTCGTCGATGGTGCCCGGCGCCACCAGATGAATGTAGTGGCAGGGATGGCGCTGGCCGATCCGGTGGATCCGGTCCTGTGCCTGCGCGTAGTCCATATAGGAAAAGTTCCAGCTGTAGAAAACCATTGCGCTGGCTTCATTGAGCGTGATGCCGGCGCCGCCGGTCGCCATGTTCGTGACAAAGACTCTGGAATCCGGCGACGTTTGAAACCGTCTGACCGCGCCATCGCGCTCCACCGATGTGACCGATCCGTCGATGAATCCATAGGCCGGCGGGCACCCCATCGGCACTTTCAGCGCCTCGTCCAGCATCCGGCAGATTGCGCGCCCCTCGGCCCTGAACCGGAAGAATACAACCAGCTTCTGACCTTCCCCCAGCACGTAGTCCTCCACGATGTCCCGGAGCGCGTCGAGCTTGGATGACCCAAGCTGCTGCGTCAACCCACCCCCGTCCGGCTTTAGGAAGCCGCCGGTGATCTGCTGCAGCTTGCTCATCTTTGCCAGGACGTTGCTCGCCGTCGCTTCGTGCGCACCCAACCAGGTCAGCGATTCGTACTGCATCTGCCGGTAGGCGCGCATCTCGGATGGGGAGAGGGGGACCGGGCGGCGCTCGAAGGTCTTTTCCGGCAGGTCCAGCGCGTCGGCTTTGGTTGCACGGCTGGCGATGCTGTAGGCGCGCTCCATGATGCCATCCAGATCCCGGTAGCCGATGAGCTTCCGCGGCTTCCCGTTGATTGCGGGGCCGCCCATGATGGCGTGCTTCCGCTCAAACTGAAAATAGCTGGTTCCAAAAATCCACGGGTTCAGAAAGCGGTATTGGCTCCACAGGTCCAGCGGCGAATTGGAAACCGGCGTGCCGGACAGGATCAGCTTGTACGGGGTCCGGTCGCCCAGCCGGTGCAGCGCCTTGGACTGCGCCGCGCGCGGATTTTTGATGCGCTGCGATTCGTCGCAGATGATCATCTCCGGCGCCCACTCCGCAATGGCATCTTCGATGCGCCATGTCGATTCATAATTGATGACCGCCACGAGCAGCGTCCGGACCGTCCTCGGACGGAGCGCTTTCAGCGTCGCGCGGCGCTTCGCGCTGTCTCCGGACAGTATCTGACACGCGAAGGGAAACGCCGCAAACCGCTTCAGTTCCTCCGGCCACACGGCGCAGACAGACGTCGGCGCGCAGACCAGGACGCGGTCGATTTTTTCATCCAGGAACAGCCGCCCGACGATGGCTATCGCCGTCAATGACTTGCCTTAGTCAGCCCAGCCCCATCTCGGGGCTGGCTCAAACAAAAGACCGTAACCGGCGCTTTTGTTGAACACAGGGCATCACCTCCTTTTGAAAAGTGAATTTTTGCATGCTCGGAACGTGTGAGAATTACCAGATTCTCCAGACGGTTGTCCTGCTTGTCGTGGTTGATATTGTGAACGATTTCGTCAGAGCGGAGCGGACGCCCGATGGCGCGCTCCACAACCCGCCGATGTTCGTGCCGGCCGTAGAGCTTTCGGTATTGCTTGCACGGCCCGCCATACCGCGCCCGGTGCGCTTTCTCGCGCATCCCTGGCCGCTTGTACAGCGTTTTGTTGAAGGTCTTGTTCTTCTCGCCCAACCAGACGCCGCGGTGGGCATTGCAGCAAAAGTTATTCTCATACACCTGTTTTGGGTATTTGTAGATCTGCTTCCCGCACAGTGTGCAAGGGACCATCGGCATCAAACTTCACCTCCTTATTCTCGATGGGCGAATACCCGAACACGATCAGCGCCCGTTCATACGCCGCCCACTGATGTTCGTACAGCGTGACGCCCTCGGCGACCGGAGGGCGCCGCGCGTCGTTGGATTCCAAACCTATCCCTCCTTCCGATGTTTCCATGCCGCGCCACACCAGGCCTTGCCCTGCCTTGCCGCGCCACGCCAGGCCCAGTCATGCCGTGCCACACCCTGTCGCGCCAAGCCAAGCCCAACCACGCCTAGCCATGCCGATCCGCGATGTGGAGGGCGGCTTTGTGGATTAACCGCCCGGAACTCCGTACCTCGCCAACCCACGCCTCGCCCTGCCCGGGCTTGCCTATCCGCGCCTTGCCAAACCTCGCCAAAGCGTTGGAAGCGGGCCTTAACGATAAACCCGCCGGAACGTCCTCGTTCTGCCTTGCCCCGCCGGGCCCAGCCTCGCCCTGCCTCGCCCCGCCAAATCACGCCGCATAGTGGAGGGCGGCTTTGTGGATTAACCGCCCGGAACCGTCAGTCTTTCAGCACTTCAAACCGGTTGACCTGATACCGCCCGTAGGTGGGGCGGAAGTCGCCCACGCCCACCAGCCGCCCGGCGTTTGTCAGCACGTTCAGCAGCGCCTGCGGCTCGATGTACTCCGGCGTCAGCACCTGCAGACGGATCGTCGCGCGCCATCCGGCGTTCATGGCCGGGCGCGTCCGGGTGACGCCGTTCCGCTGCACGCAGACGCGGCGCCGGTCCAGATAGTCGGGGGCCACGGCGCCCAGCGACACCAGGTCGCTGATGGGTGCAACGCCGGCCTTGTACAGATCCATCGCGGACTTTCGCGGGCTGCGCGGATCCTGCCGGAACTTTGCCGCGTGAATCACGCTCTGTCGGAAATACTCGGTGGGGATGCAGATCTCGCCCGCCTCGTCGCGGTAGAGATATGCCTCGATGTTGTCGGACTTCTTCGCCTTGCTGTTCTTCGCCGCGGTGGCCTTGGATTCCACGTCCTCGCAGCTCCAGCGGTGGAACAGGATCGGTGTCACGCCTTCGATCTCCGCCTCCACCACGTAGGGCTCAGCCATGTTGAACTCCGCGTCGTTGCTGGTCTGGCCGCTCGCCAGACGGATGCCTTTGCCTGCCATATCAGGTTCCTCCTTTAAAATCCTTTTGTTTCCCGCGCACGGTTCCCGCCCGCCGGAGCGCGAGATAGCGCTCGCCGAACGCGCAGCGGCTGAAGCAGATCGGGCAGAACCGCGGCCCCAGTTCACACAGATAATTCTTCAGGTAGCGCGCCGGCAGATCAGCCGCTGCGACGCCCAGTACCGCGCCGTTTTTTGCCGTCTGTCCCTTCCGCCTAGGCATGCGGCCCGCCGCCTTGCGCAAATCTGCCGGATATGGTATGCTTCATGTGTATCAACCCCCGGAACCGGCTCCGGCCGGGCGTGCCAGCGCCCGACCAGAGCCATTTTTATCGCCAGCGGATGAACCCGCCGGCCAGATGAAGCCAGTAAAGCAGCGCCAGCGCCAGCCGATCAATCATCTTTGCACGTCCACACCCGAATCCCGCATCGCAAGTCCTGCGATGAGCGCCTCTGGCTCGACGTTCTTAAAAACGCCCGCGGCGAGCGCCGCCGTATCCACCTTGCCCTGCGCATGCAGGCGCTGCCCATCGTCCACCGTTACGGCCAGCCAGTAGCCTTCGCAGGGGATGACCTTCTCCTCCGGGCCGCCATTCGCGCGGTACACCGGATCGTGGGTTCGGATCACAATCTCAAAAGCAGCCTTCCGTTCGGTCGATTCGGGCACCTTGCCGCCGATGATGTTGATGGATTTCATGAATTCGTCCTCCTTTATTCTGTTTGCGGCCCTGCCGCTCGGTTTTAATAGCTACCGGATCATGCCCCAGCGCGTATCCTCCAGCCGCGCCGCAAAGGCTTTTGCCGTCCCCGGCCGCATGACGCGCTGGCGGTTCCGGCTGGTGCGGACCAAAAAACGCTGGCCATCCCGGAAGTGCCGCGCATCGGCGACCCACACGCCCAGCGCGGCGAGCCTGCGCCGCAGACGGGCCGTTTTCCACAAACTCATCCCTTGTCCTCCTTTGCGCCTCGCGCGGCGCGGCGTCCTCTGCCGGGAGCCGCGCCGCGGAAGCATCCCTTTTCGTTCTGTCCGTCCTTCGGAAACAACAGCGGCAGGTCGCGCGCCGGATGCCCCAGCAGGTCCAGAATCCGGTACATCTCGTCCAGCCGCCACGGAGAGCGGTCGTTCATCCGGGCCGATATGGTGGCTGGGCATATCCCCAGGTAATCCCCCAATGCAGGCCAGTCCATTTCGATATCCCGTAACTCATTGCGCAGCCGCGAAAAGGGTCTAGCCACCGGCGTTCACCCCGCAACCGGTCAGCCCCATCCGCGCATGGCGCGCCGCGCGGCGTCGCGCGGCAGCTGAGCTTCTGCCATCTGGAACCCCATTCAAGTACGCTGCCCGTGCATGTGCCCGGGCGATGGAGCGCCTAAGTTTCCTCATCGGGTCCTCCTTCAATAGATCAATTTTTTTAAATTGCTTTTTATGGTTGTAGTCGTAGTGGACACGTGGTAGAATCTGTGAAAGGGGCGTGATTGTATTGACGGATACTGTCTTTGTTGCCTTGATAACGGCAACGGTAGCGCTCATTCCGCAAATTGCGAATACCATAGCTTCTATCTTGACAAACGCGCGAGCCGTCTGGCGGAAACTGCGGCTGATAAGCAAAGGGTCTTCAATGATAAGCGTATGGAGGCACTACAGGAGTACTTCAAATGTCTGAGTGCGGTGGACCCCCGGCACTATTCCAAAGATGCTTTTCGTGCCCTTTTCGCTGCGCATGTACAGCTTAGCTTCTTCGTCACGCAAGAAACTCTTTCGATGATGGAGATTCTCATGAAAAAGTTTGAAATAGCGATTGCCGATGATCACTCTCAGCACCCGGATTTTGACGTCTATGGCTTTTCCTTGAATCTTGTTAGGCAGCTAAATGCTGAGCTTAATCTTTCCGAAGAATATAAGAAGTTCTATGGCGGCAAGAACAAACGCAATCGTATCATGAAGCGACGCGAGCCTAACGAGGATTTCTTCTCCCCATTCTCTTGACCACGCCTTCCGAACGGAATGTAAGCTCACCTGCCCAATAACAACCAGCGTGACTTGCGCAATTGCCAAGATCACAAATAGCGGATTCGCCATTAGGGGTCCTCCTTCGTGTCATCAGGTCGTGTCGTTGCCCAATGCCGCTGCAATCCCTGTTAGCGGTAGAGGGGCCTGTGCTATGCGGGCCGACGGCCGTTGTCAAGATGCGCAGGGCGGCAATTTCATGTTGTGAGAAAACTGCGGAAACGTTATAATCCTGTCGAAAGGAGATGATCCGGTTGGATATCGATACGATGCTTTCCAAGTGTGTCGAGCTTCATCGTGTTTCCTCTTTCCTCCGCCCGGCGGGCGGTGCGTTTACCGTTCAGGCGCCATAGTCCCAAATTCCCGCTGCAGGGCGTCCAGCAGAATCATCTGCCCCTTCCCGGTCAGCAGTGTCGTAATCTTGAGCATGTCGCCCTTGATTGTGCTGATGTGCGATTCCCGGACCTCGAACAGCCCCTGCTCTACGTACCGCTGATACGGCTTGTTATCCGGTGCCAGATACCCGCGCGCCCGGAGCCAGGAGAAAAGCCGGTTCCGTCCAATCAGGACGCCGCTGTTCCGCGCCAGCTTTGCAAAGTCGCCGACCAGGATTGCCGCGCTGCTGTTTGCAATGGATCGCGCAAACATCGTGTACGGCTTGTCCTCTGCAACCTTCGCCTCCAGTGCCCGCCGTCGTGCCCGCTCCTCCTTCAGTTGCGTGAATGCCGCGATGGCCATGTCCGGGTTCTCCAGAAGCTCGTCCACGGCATACAGCCCATGCTTGCGAATAGACGGAAGAACCTCGTCAAACACCCACCGCTCAAACCGCTCCGCCGCCGGAAGCTGGCTCCGAATGATCAGCCGATACAGGTCGCCCTCGGGGATGAAGTTCATCTGGATGGTCTTGCCCGGGTTCTGAGGGTGGGGTACCTCGCGTTTCACTAGGGACCGGCAATGCTTGTTCAGCGCATCATAGGGGTTCGCATATCCAAGCAGCTTCGCACAGTCGGTCGCGGGGAAGTACTCCCGTCCGTTGATGATGAGCACGCCCAGCTCACCAAACTCCGTGCTTTGAAAAACTTTGAGATTGTTCATTGATTTCTCCTTTCTGTTGAAAGTAGCCTAGTGCGCGGCGTGTGTAATTCCAGGCTGGTGTTCGTCTTTCTGAACTTGGGTTGTAAAAAAATAAGCCGCCACTTCACAGTAATCAATGCCGAGCAAATCGCATGCCCGGACCATCTCAGACCTTGAAAAGTCCAGCTTATTGTGCAACCTTTTGTATAGTGAAACACGGCCAATACCGAGTTCCCGCGCAAAATTTCGTTCGGTTCCAACAACCTCTTTAATTTTGCCACGAAGTTTTGAGTAGTCATAATTCAGCGTCATGCATATCACCTCCTTCGACATGGATCGTGTTTCTGAACCAAAGGTTAGCATGAGAGGAAGCTGTTGTCAACCCCTAAAGTTCGATTATCTGAATTATTTTTTGCTTGAAATAGGCATGATGTTGCTTTTTCTGAACAAGCGTGATATAGTGTGAGGCGGAGGGGATATAAAGATGGCAAGCATAGCGGAACGGATGCGCCAAGCAATGGATGCTCGAAGATTAACTCAGGCCGACATAGTAACCCGCACAGGCATCGGGAAGTCATCGATTAGCACTTATCTCGCAGGAGAATACGAACCCAAGCAACGGAACCTGCACAAAATAGCGAACGCGCTGGACGTTGACCCCGGCTGGCTTATGGGTCTGGACGTACCAATGGAGCCGAGGCCCGCCATAACGCCAGAAGTCCTCCACCATGATCTCCTCCACTATGATCTCCTTCCTGTCCGCCGGAAGCGGGTCCGCCTGCTGGGGAACATCGCGGCAGGCATACCGATTTACGCAGATGAGGATATGGACACCGCCATCGCCGTAGACGAGGATATCCGGTGCGATTTTGCGCTGCGCGTCGTCGGCGACAGCATGATCAACGCCCGCATTCAGGATGGCGACATTGTGTTCATCCGCGAACAGCCGGACGTAGAGGATGGGGAGATCGCCGCCGTGATCATCGACGACAGCGCCGCGATCAAGCGGGCCTACCACATTCCCGGCGGCGTGACGCTGGTATCTGAGAACCCCAGGTACGCCCCGATGACATTTACCCGTGAAAACAGCGATGCCGTGCGCATCATCGGCAAGGTGGTCGCGTTTCAGAGCTACGTATAAAAGAATCCCCGCCCGGCGCTGCAACGCCGGACGGGGAACCACTGGAGAAGGGAGGCGACAGGGATGAGTCAGAAAGGTGAAACAGGTCCTCAGCCATCAGGCAAGCCAACAACACCCGGCACGCACAGGGACACCTCGTCAGTTAATCCTCCGCGGCCAGTTCCCCCCGCGCCGGAGAATAAGTAGGGGATACACCGTTCATGATGGAGTCATATAGCTTGGAAGCGTCACGAAATTCAATCTCAAAGCCCTTGTCCAGGCTGACATACGCAGCGATGACCCCGCCGATGGTGCGATCAGCCTTCTCCTTGTTCGCATCATCGGCGAGGATACCGCGTACGAGATCTGTTCTCGATAATGACAGACTTGGATTCTCGGTTATTGATTTAGGGATAGCCCAAAGGAAACCACATTCCTCGATTTTTCCGCCTCGTTTGACAACAGCAACAACACATGACGTGTCCATAACCGCCGGATTCATGACCGTGTCACTCCACACGTCGCAGAACTGGCTGTCCACCGGGGCTCCTGCGATGCGCTTGATCGTGTTTGCCGCCCTTGAAAGGACATGTCTGACAAACAGATACCATGTCCCGGAGAATAGGATGGATACGATCAGCGATAGCGCAAGATATATACCGATGTTCCAACCTTTTTTAAGTGTTTTGATCCATTCTGTCAATCCTGCCGGCATGCCCAGAATCCAACCAAATGCGAGTAAACTGACCGCATTCACAGCTGCGCTAAAGAAAAGGTACTTTGCGGCTTGTGTGGTCGCATCATCATGTACTTTTTTCCAATGCCGTTCAGCTAATTTGCCCAGTATTACCTTCACCAGCGCGCCCGGATACGCGAACAGCATTAGCAGAATAAGATCGTCCATATTGTCACCCCCGCCTTATTTCTACACATAATTATAGCACAAATTTGCCAAAAATTCAAGGAGGGGAGATCGTGAGTACTAAGCTCCGCACCGCACAGGCCGTCTGGATCGAGGAACGCCAGCGATGGCAGGTCAAGGTCCAGCGCGACGGCGAGCGGCGCGCGTTTACCAGCAAGACGCCGGGTCGGCGTGGAAAGACCGAAGCAGAGAAGAAAGCCGACAAGTGGCTGGAAGTCCGCACCGGCCACGACCTGCGCTTCGACGCCGCATGGGAAGAATACATGAACAATCTGCGCGAAACGACCGGTGAAGCCAACGTACAGAACCGGGATTCGCTTGGCCGAAACTGGCTCCTTCCGACGCTCAAATACAAGCGGTTAAGCGCAATCACACAAAACGACATGCAGCGGTGCATCAACGCAGCGGCGAAGGCGGGGAACTCCAGGCGGCAGTGCATCAACGTGCGTTCGGCAATTACGGCATTCTGCAGATACGGCAGGACATGCCGCTGGCCCATTGAGCAGCCGTTCGCCCTCACGATTCCAACCTACGCGCCGGAAGGGGAGAAGCACATTCTCCAGCCGGACGCGCTCAAATTTCTCTTTAGGGTGGATACGGAACCGTACTATGCCAAGGATCGTCCCGCGTTCTTCATCCATGCGTTCCGGCTGGCCGTGGTGCTGGGCCTTCGTCGCGGAGAGATTTGCGGCTTGATGCGAAGTGACATAGAAAACAGCGTGCTGACCATCAGGCGCGCCGTCAATAACCTGAATATCGAAACCCGGGGGAAGAACAGGAACGCCAGACGGACCCTCAAGCTGCCAAAGCTGGCGCAGTCGATCATCGCAGATCAAATGACCATGCTCAAGTCGCTGGGCGTGGTATCCCCGTGGCTGTTTCCCGATGAGAACGGTGAGCGCCTGGATTCCAACCATTTCTATAAGCGGTGGACGCAGTACGGGAAGCAGCTGAAGAACCCGGTCAGCCTCCACGAGCTGCGCCATACGTTCATCAGCATCGTAAAAGAGGATATGCCGGAATCGCTCCTGAAGGGGGTGGTCGGGCATTCCGTGAAAATGGACACCCTGGGCGTCTACGGGCACACGGTCGACGGGGAAATGCAGCGCACCGCCGACATCATCGACCAGGTATTCAGCCGCCATATCAAAACCTGA